TGGCCCGGCTGCGCACCTATGCCGGTCGCCGCGCTGTGGGGGTCGCCTGATGGCCAGAGCACAGTCTCAGTTCCTGCGGATCTACGACGCGGCAGGCATCACCTATCAGCGGTGGCAGAACTTCTACAGCAACGCCATCGTCACCTGGGACAGCGCCAGCTGGGTGTATGTGGCGTTCACTGCTTCAGGCATAGCTTCAGGAGTTACGGGCGATGAGGGCGGCATCACGCTGACCCTGCCGGCCACTGGTGTGGTGGTTCAGGCTGTTGATCTGGCGATGGAACAGGCGCGTCTGTTCGAGGTGAAGACCTACGAATTTGACCCCGTGGCCGATGGCGTCAGCTCACCACCGGCTGGGCAGACGCTGATCTCCACCTTCCTAGGTGAGATCACCAGCGCATCTGAGGCTAACTTCGAGTTCACGCTGCAGCTCGGCAGCAGCCTGTCACCTGTCGGGGCGCAGTTCCCTCCGCGCACTATGAACAACAACCTGATCGGAATGGGGATGCAGTTCTGATGGCTGATCAAAGCAAATGGCACGACATCAAGCGCGAATCGTGGCAGCATTTCAAAAGCACAATTAAGCACACGAGCCAATGGGCTTATTACAAGGATTATGTATACGATGATGTTACCGGGACGGTTGTTCATCAAGACAGAATTAAGGCTAGAGAGCAAGCGCCGCAAGCATCAGTAGAAACGCAACCGCCGACGAGGAAAGAACCTGCCAAGGGAGCCTTAGGAGAACTCTGCGGCAGGCAGCAGGCGGCTGTTATCGGTCAGGCGGTCCCGATCGTGTTTGCCAGGCGTGTGGGCGATCGCGGTGGCGTGATGACCACTCCTCCGGCAACCGATGCGCGATACGAGAACGATGCCAGCAATGAGCTGACCGCGAATTATCACTTGATCCTGGGCGATGGCCCGATGGGCAGCGTTCAGGTGCGCGATGTCTACCAATGCACCTGTCGCATTGGATCGTTCACCCAGACCTACAACCGCAGGGCTGGGGATTGGGACCCCGGTAACTTTCTGGTCGAGCGTGTGGGTTACACCCTGCAGAACGTGCCAGATTACTGCGGCAGCAAGGGCACCTGCGAGGGCCTGAGCACTATGAGCTACGAGAACACCTACCCGGACGGATCGGGTGACTGGGCGCTGGAGGTGCAGGTGTTCATCCGCGAAGGCAGGACCGTCACCAGGCTGGCCGATAGTGTCTCAGGCCCCAGCAGCAATTTTGCCGATTTGTTCAAGCTGGCCATGGAGGTGAGCGCGAAGCTGCCGGCCGACATGATCGACACGACACGGTTGCAGACCGCTGCACTGTTTTTGGATGCGAACGAGCTTTATTGCGATATCAACCTGAAAGAAGTGCAGTCGCTTGATGACTTCATAGCTAGCAATGCCCCGTATTTCCTAGTGCGTGAGACGCGGGTAAATGGCAAGCGCGGGCTAAGGCCGCTGCTGCCGATCGACGGCGCCTACGCCATCGACACCGATCCGATCCCGTGGGAGTTTGAGTTCAACGAGGACTTCATTATCCCAGGCTCAATCCAGATCGACTACATACCTTTAGAGCAGCGCAAGCCTAAACTGATGACGGCAATGTGGCGCCAGCAGCCTAACGATACGTTTGGAGTTATCAGAACTGCTGAGGTGGGCTATGCCGGTGACCGTGATAGTGGTGACATCGAGCAGCATGACATGAGCTTGTTCTGCACGCATGAACTTCATGCAGTGCGAGCAATGGCCTATAAGAGAGCACGGCAAAAGTGGAGCACACACACAATCAGCTGGTCCTGCCGGCCTGAGGTCTATAACAGGATCCTAGAAGAAGGTGACATTGTGCGATTGACCTTTACGCGAGTCGCAAATGATGGCAGTGTGACGACGCATGACTATCTCTATGAGCTTGATCAGATCGAGAAGACATCTACAGGTGAAGTCAACTTTCAGGCTACGCACTTTCCTGTTGACGCTGAGGGCAGGTCCCTTGTGGCCTTAACCGTTATGCAAGCCGAAGCTCAAGGCTTCAGTTATGAGGGCGATATCAGAACCGGCATCAATTGCGACGAGAACGACAGCACTGACACGTCAGTGCCTCCTGAGGTTGGTCAAACTGTCACTGCTGGCGATCCACCTAGCCCGCCATCAGTGCCACCATTGCTACCTTCACCATTCCCATCTGCCGCAGATGAGGAGCCTGGCGGCTCTCCACCGCCAGCAGTGCCGCCGGCGCCGATTCCTACAGCGCCAGATGATGAAGAAGACCCGTGCGAGCCTGTCTGTACTTCAGGGTCAATCTGCGGAGAGGTTGGCGAGCCTGCCCCAACCTGCCCAGCAGGCACAACTCAAGTCGGCTTTATCACCGCGCATCAGCCTGACGGCGATCAAACCTGCGTAATTTGCGAGACCTGCGTAGCTTCTGATGATCCGAGCTGCCCGCCACCGCCACCGGTTAACGGTGTAGGGGTTTGGTATGTGGAAAGCACCGCAATTGACCGAGGGACCACTTACAACGAATACAGGGCCGTTCAGATACCAGAGCCGTACGTCGATGGCAGTGGCCAGCTCCGCGAAACTCGCATCGTCAGCACAGCAACAACCCCAGAAGATTACATAGGGGTCAGCCCCACGGGCCAGGTTGACTTCACCCCCAACGACGGGCAAACAGTATTCTTTACCGCTAGAAACAGAACTCTCGACGCGAAAGACAACGCCTACTGGGATGGTTGCAATACAGGCAACAGAAGCGGATCGTCTACATCTGGAGCGTTGCTGGTGCGCGACTATGCCGATGGCGTTGCTGTATCTTCTGGCAGCGAGATCAGTGCGTTGCGGACTCTACAAATAAACTGCACCTATCGCTCGGCCAGCGAAACGACAACGCTGACGTACATCGGCCCTGGCACGATCAACGATTGGTACTCTGGAAGCGTTAGTTTTACTTGCAATAACTACGGAGGATCCAGAGTCTGCTTCAGTACAACGCCATTCAGTCCTGACCTCCCTGGCCCTTCATGACCACCCCGACCCCCTCGATCCGCACCATGGCCGAGAGCTTGGTCGTCACCGCTGGCCAAGCCATCCGGCATGGTGTCGCATCAGACGAGGTTTACCGGCATCGGCTGGCCACCTGCTTCAGCTGCGAGCAGTTCAACCACAAGTCCCGGCGCTGCCGCAAGTGCGGTTGCTTCATGCCGGCCAAGGCCCGTGTAGGCGGCGATGCTCGGATGCTCTGCCCCCTACACCTGTGGCAACGTTAAGTCATGGCCACCTTCCCCGCGCTAACCCCTGCCACCCGCGTCATTGCGCCGGCGCAGTTCCAGGTGCAGCAGCACAGGAGCATGAACGGGATCTACGGCTACACCCTGCTATGTAACGCTGCGCGGGATCAGCAAATCCAGGTAACCTTCGCGGCCCTGTCGACGGCTGACAAGGATCTGATCGTCGATCATTACGACGGACAAAACAGCGGCTTCCTCGCCTTCGATGTGCCGAACAGCCTGCTGTCAGGCTTCACCCCTGGCGACTACATCACGGGCGGCTTTTTGTGGCGCTACGCCGGACCCCCAGAAGTGGTCGATCGCCCCATCGGCGACGTCGGCAGCTGCACCCTCGTGCATGACGTAAGCGTGAGCCTGATCTCCCAGGTGGCTGACCTGCAGTTTGTGGCCGGCGTCGACCTGCGGATTGGCGTGAGTTTCTTCGCTCCGCCAGTTGTCGTCGTCTCTGGTGCAAGCCTGAGCATCGGCCTGACCTTCACGCCTGGCCTGCTTACAGTTCCAGCATCAGGCGCAGACCTGACGATCTCAGTCAGCCTTACCGCTGGCGCCGCCACCATTCCCTGACCTATGGCCAGCCTCATCTACAACAAGTTTCTCGACTATCTGGCCGACAACGACATCAGCGACGACACGTTCAAAGTGGCGCTGGTGACCAGCAGCTACACGCCAGACAAGGATGCGCATGAATTCTTTGATGATGTCACCAACGAGGTAAGCGGCACTGGCTACACCGCTGGCGGGAACACCGTGACGGGGACTCTGACGCTGGATAACGCGAACGACAAGCTGACGCTGCAATTTGCCTCGACCAACTGGACAACAGCAACGATCACCGCCCGTGGCGCCGTCTACTACAGCAGCACCGGCACCGCATCGACCTCCACCCTGATCGCCTACAACGATTTTGGGAGTGATGTTGCGGTGACATCCGGCACACTTGCCCTGGCCGCTAGCACGGTCACCCTGCAGAACTGATGGCCGTCTTCCCGCCATACGAGCCGAACGAACGTGCCTACGACCTAGGCGCCCATCCGGTTATGACGCAGGAAGGCTGGGCCGGTGGCGCTATGCGCTTCAGGACGGGAGGCATACGTGTCGGGATTTTGCTGCGTTTGACCTTCCGCAGGCTTGTGGCAGCCGCGGCTACACAGATCGCCGATCACTACGCCACGCAGCTCAGCAGCGGCGAACCGTTCCAGCTGACCGATGCCACCCTGTCAGATTCGCGGTTCTGGGTCTACGAGGATACCCCGGCGGAGACGCATTTCAGCGGCGGGCTAGTGGACATGACCGTCACCTTGCGGTCGGTGCGCTGACCCGATAGATAGAGTGGTGAGGTAGCACGCCACGGCGGCCCGTGATCGAGATCTACGCAGCGGTCCTCGGCGCGAGCATTGGCGTCGTGAGCATGGGCGCGGCTGGCTTTACGCGGCGCAATACAGAATCCCGTGAGGCCGTGATCCGCCTCACTGCAGCGGTTGAGTCAATCGCTGGAAAGCTCGAGGAGCTTCACCAGGACATGAAGGCCGACCGAAAAGAGATCTACACGCGACTGAACGAGCACGGCAACCGCATCACATTGCTGGAAGGCAAGGACCGCTAGCCTTTAGATCAGGCCCCTCCTGCCTCCGATGCACATCGAAGAAATCCTGTCCAGCCCGATCACCTGGATCATCGTGGCCGCTGCGTCTGAGATCATCGCTCTGTCGCCGCTGCGTGACAACAGCGTCATCCAGCTGGTGTTCCATGCATTGCGCTCGATCAAGGCAAAAAAGAGCTGACTCGCTGGCTGTGGCGGTTTGACTCACGCTCACCGCTGCAGGATCTGCAGCGTGCCATCAACCGTCGCAAGTTCGAGACGACGCTGAAGCCAAGACTCGACGCTGAGATCGAGAACTGGCACAAAACCCAACCCCCCGCCATGCCGCCGCCAGTGCGGCTCGACGATTTGCACATCCGCGCTCCCTGGTATGAGCCCCACGACCCCGATCCGACTGATTGATCTGTTCCGCTACTACAAGCGGCTGGGGCACCAGGATGCCGCGATCGAAGAGCTGGAGGCGGCCATCCATGAGGCAGCGCCTGGACTGCTGAACAGAGGCCAGGACTGGTATGGCACCTGGGCGTCGGCTGTGGAGGCATCTGCAACCTATGCCAACGATTGGAATGGCATTCTCAGCGCGGCTAAAGCCGCTGGTGCCAAGTTCCCTGAAGTGGTTGCAGCGCAATGGGCGCTTGAGTCTGGCTGGGGCAAGCATGTATCAGGCCAGCACAACTATTTCGGATTGAAGGGCTCCGGGACATCAACGATCACCCGTGAGTTCTTGGATGGTCAATGGGTCACGATCACAGACAGCTTCATTGACTTCCCGTCTCTTGCGGCCTGTGTCGAGTATCTCGTCTCGCGGTGGTATCAGGATTACCAGCAGCACAAAGGCGTGAACCGTGCTGATGATCGCAACGAATGCGCCAAGCTGCTCGTGCGCGAGGGCTATGCAACCGACCCGAAGTATGCCGAGAAGCTAATCGCGATCATGGATTCGCAGCTTGGCAAGCCCGGCGAGCGCATCCTTGACGTGCCCTATGAGTATCAGCTGGACAACATCAATGGCACTGGCTATCGCGAGTGCTTCAGCAGCTCCTGCGCAATGGTCGCTCGGTATTACGGCAAGGTAAGAAGTGATGATGAATACA